CTTTAACAAACTCTGGTGTATCATTATCTTCAACAACTGCATTTACAGATTTTGCAGATGTAACATATACATCAGCTTCTTTCACTGCAAACGGAGCTTTAATTTATAACACAACAACAGATGGTGGTTCAGGAACAACTGATGCTGTTGCAGTTATAGCTTTTGGTGGTGACAAGACAGCGAGTAATGGAACTTTTAAAATTGAGTTTCCTACAGCAGACGCAAGTAACGCGATAATCAGATTAGCATAGGAGGCCGACCATGTCGGTAACTTCAGGATGGGGCAGGTTCACCTGGGGCCAAGCTAATTGGAATGCAGACACAACTTTAAAAACAGGTTGGGGTGCAAAGTCTTGGGGTGAAGATGAGTGGGGTGAATTAAAAGATGCCGTTGCTCAACCATCTGGTCTTTCAATAACATCTAGTGTTGGATCTATAACTCCTGCTGATCAAACTCAAGGATTAACAGGTCAATCTATAACATCATCTGTTGGTGCGATAACACCAGTTCAGATGCAGGTTGGTTTATCTGGTCAATCAATAACTTCTTCAGTTGGATCTTTAACTGTAAATGACATGACAATAGGTTTGTCAGGTCAATCTATAACATCTTCTGTTGGTGTAATAACACCAAATGATATGACCATAGGAGTAACAGGTCAATCATTTACATCAAGTTTAGGATCTGCTGTAGCCCCTAATAATACTGCGATAGTATCTGGACAATCGATTACCTCTGCTCAAGGAACCGTTCAAGCAACCGTTAATGTAACAGTATCACCTTCTGGTCAATCTTTCACTTCAAGTTTAGGAAATGTAACATTACCAAATGCTACAGCTATATTGTCTGGTGTATCAGCTGAGTTTACACTAGGATCTATTATTGGACTAGGGGGAGCTGTTGCTCAACCAACTGGTCAATCAGCTACAGCAAGTGTTGGATCTTTAACAGTAGAAGAAGGACTAGGATTAACGGGTCAATCATTTACTGCTAGCGTGGGATCAATATCCCCAATAGATATGCAGGTTGGATTAACTGGTCAATCAGCTACGTTTAATATTGGAACCGTTGATATCTTTGCATATGGAGATGTTGACACTGGCTCAAATACGTCCTATACTAATGTTTCAACAGGTTCGAATGGATCATTTTCGAATGTTGCAACTGGATCAAATACAAGTTATACTGACGCTGCATAGGAGATAATTTATGGCATCAACATTTACACCTTTAGGTGTTGAACTTCAAGCAACTGGTGAAAACGCCGGTACATGGGGTACGAAGACTAATACAAACTTACAAATTATAGAACAAATTTCTGGTGGATACATTGCTAAGTCAATAGCAGGTGGAGCTCAAACAACTGCGTTAGCAGTTTCTGATGGATCAACTGGTGCAGAACTATCTCACAGAATGATTGAGTTCACAGGGACTATTACAGGTAATCAAATTGTAACTATTCCAATTGATGTTCAAACTTTTTATTTTTTAAGAAACTCAACATCAGGTGCTCACACAGTTCAGTTTAAATATGCAAGTGGTTCAGGAGACTCATTTACTTTTTCAGCTACAGATAAAGGTGATGCTATTGTGTTTGCAACTGCAAACGATGGAACTAATCCTGATATTGACACGATAGCTTTAGGTATTTCAAACATAGTTGAAGACACATCTCCACAATTAGGTGGCAACCTAGATACTAATTCTTTCATGATTGACTTTGATGACGATCATGGAATTAGAGACGAAAACGGTAATGAACAATTACAGTTTCAAACAACAGCTTCGGCAGTTAACCACTTTGATATAACAAATGCTGCAACTGGCAATAATCCTAGTATTTCTGCTGTTGGTGACGATACAAACATAAGTGTAAATTTAGTACCAAAAGGATCTGGTGAGGTGCAAGCTAATGGAGTGGGCCTCGCTACAACAGGAAAAGCTATTGCAATGGCGATTGTTTTCGGATAAAAGGAGTAAATTATGGCAAACCCAAATATAGTATCAGTAACAAGTATTAAAGGTGAATCGGTAGGATTTGCTTTATCTGCTACTACGACCACAACTTTAATGACTGTGGCAGCAAACAAAGTTGTAAAAATAAATAGAATTACAGTTGCAAATGTTGATGGAACAAATGCAGCTGACGTAACTCTTTCAGTTACAAAATCAAACTTTACTCCAGATGGTGTTGACAATTTTGATACTTCTGGAACTTTTCATATAGCAAAAACAGTTTCAGTTCCAGCTGATGCAACATTAGTTTTGCTAGATACACCAATCTACTTAATGGAAACAGATATTCTAAAAGGTGGTGCTAGTGCAGCATCAGATTTAGAATTATTCGTATCTTATGAATCTATAGACGACGCGTAGGAGGTTTAAATTATGGCTGGTAATGGCGGAATAATTGGACCTGTAAACATAACGTCTCGTGGTGCAAACACAATAACAACAAAAACATCCAGCACACCTAGCGCAGTTACAACACAACCAGGAACAAGATTAGTAAAAACTTTAATCGTTGCGGGTGGTGGCGGTGGTGGAGCTTTAGGTGGTGGTGGCGGTGGTGCTGGTGGTTTAAGAAATTTAGAAATACAAACAAAAGGTAATACTGCTTTAGGAGCAGTAACAATTGGAGCTGCTGGATCAGCAGGTCCTTTTCCTTCTCCAAACCAGTCAGGTGGAGATGGCGGAGATTCTTCAATTGTAATTTGTGGAACTACATACACTGCAAATGGAGGAGGTGGAGGAGCTGGTCATCCTGCTCAACCATCTAAATCAGGTGGCTCTGGTGGAGGAGCTGCAATGAGACAGTGTGCAGACGGTGGAGTAGGTAATACTCCTCCAGTAACCCCACCTCAAGGTAATCCAGGAGGGAGAGCAACAGCAGCTCCAAACTCACAAGCAGGTGGTGGTGGTGGAGCAACAGCCGCAGGTGGTAATGGAACTGCAACACCTGGAGATGGTGGAGATGGTGGAGCAGGATCTAATTTATCAGGCTGTTATCCAGGAGCTCCTAACTGTGGAGTATACGCTGGTGGTGGAGGAGGTGGTGTTGAAGCTAGTCCAAATCCTTCTGGAACAGGTGGAACAGGTGGTGGAGGAAATGGTGCATCTAGTCCAGCAAACGCAACAGCAGGAACTGCTAACACTGGCGGTGGAGGAGGTGGTGGATCAAATATAACATCAAGACAACCTGGAGCAGCAGGTGGTTCAGGTATAGTTATAGTAAAAGAATTAGATAAGGCTTCAGGAATCTGGAGTCTTAATGAACAAGTAGATGCAAAAAGTGAAGGCACATGGCCTAACAGCACAGATTTTATAATTGCAACAGGTGGATGTATAACCACATGCGGAAATTTTAAAATTCATACATTTAATTCAAGTGGTACATTTGGAATTTCACAATTATCTTTTAGTCCTACATTTAACAAAATAGATTACTTAGTTGTTGCAGGCGGTGGTGGCGGAGGTGGTAACCAAGGTAGTCCAAGTTTATCAGCTGGTGGTGGTGGAGCTGGAGGATTTAGAGCTTCTGGAGGAACTTCTACTGGATGTTATACAGCAGGACCTAGCCCTGTGGTGGGATCAGTTGGTGCTGTTTGTGCGGTGATAGGATGTCATACTATAACTGTTGGAGCCGGAGGAGCTGGAAAATCAGCCGGTAGTGAAGCAAAAGGTGACAGTGGAAGTAATTCTGTATTTGGTATTCCAGGAAGTCCAATTACATCAAATGGTGGTGGAGGTGGTGGAGCTGGAGGACCTAGCCCTGTAAGACCAGGTAACCCAGGTGGATCTGGAGGTGGTGGTGGAGTTCCAGGTGGAGTCGGAGCTCCAGGAAATAACCCTCCTACAAGTCCTCCACAAGGTAATGGCGGTAATGGTGGTAACGCTAATGCTGGTGGTGGAGGTGGTGGTATCGGTAGCGGTGGTACCGGTGGTGGTTGTGGATGTTCTGTAAGAGGAGGACCTGGAGGATCAGGAGCCTCTCCAAATATTACAGGAACAACAATATATGTTGCTCAAGGTGGTGGCGGTGGTGCAGGTAATAATGGTTGTACAGGAATTGGAGGTGGATCACCTTCAAATAGAACAGCTGGAAATGGTGGAAGAAATAATCCAGGTCCTTTCCCAGGAAGTGATGCTACTGCTAATAGAGGTGGTGGAGGTGGTGGTTCTGGTGGTAGTGGTTCTGCTGGTGGAGCTGGTGGTTCTGGAATAGTTGTAGTTAGATACAGATACCAAGCTTAAATTAATATTTGAAATATTGACTGTAAGGTAAAATTAAATTATAAATATAACATTTAAGGAGTAAGAATATGGCACATTTTGCAGAACTAAAAGCAATGACAGATCCGACAGGATTTACGTCAGATTCACATCAAGTAGTACAAAGAGTTGTTGTTGTAGGCAACGACGTTGAAACAGCAGCAGGACCATTAGGTGAAAACGATATGCACGTAGATGGAGAAAACTGGTGTATTAATTTTTTCAAAGGTGGTATTTGGAAACAAACTTCTTACAATAATAATTTTAGAAAAATGTATGCAGGTATCGGAATGGTTTATGATCCTGTAAAAGATAAATTTTTAGCAACACAACCTTACGCTTCATGGTCATTAGATTCTAATGATGATTGGCAAGCACCAATAGTTTATCCTACAATTATAGATGATGGAGCAGATCCTAGTGTGTGGTCTTATATAATATCTTGGAACGAAGATAAATATAATGCTGACAACACAAAAGGTTGGGAAGCAATAAAATCAGACGACGAGGCGGAAACCCCAACAGTTTACGATTGGAACGGCACAGCTTGGGTGTCCGCATAGGAGGACACAATGCCAAGAAATAAATCTGGCTCATCAAATGGTGGAGTAATTGGAAAAAGAAATTTATCTTCTTTTGGAAAATGCACTCAAACTATTAAAAATTCCACAGGAACAGTCACTACACAACCAGGCACAAGAGTTGTTAAAGTTCTTAACGTAGCTGGTGGTGGCGGTGGTGGTGACACTAGAGGCGGTGGTGGTGGAGCAGGTGGTACTCAAATTCAAGAAAAAAATGTTGATGGTAATTTTACTTATTCAATAACTGTTGGAGCTGGAGGTGCAGGATCTAGCAGTGATAGTAGCACAGGAACTAATGGTTCTGATTCAGTTTTTGCACCAGGCACACCTAGTGTACTAACCTCTTGCGGTGGAGGTGGAGCAGGATCAAAAAGCAGCAGTGGTACAACACAAGATGGACCAGGAAATCCAGGTGGTTCTGGAGGTGGAGCGGGAGGATCTCTTGTTTCTACAGGTGGTTGTGGAGTTTCTGGACAAGGTTTTGATGGTGGAGATAATGGTAGTCCAAGTGCGCCTAATAGAAGTGGTGCTGGTGGTGGTGGAGCTAGTGCA